CCTACAACAACGAACGCCCGAATATGGGCATCGGCGGCGTTACACCCGCCATGAAGCTGAAAATGGCCGCGTGAGTTCTACGGTCGCGCCCCGTTAAAACGGGGAGGATTACCTCTTGTCAGACGCGATATCGTGCCCATCCTTGGCCCCACTGTAGCAGTGCGCTGTAGCAGGAACGCTTCGGCCTAGACTGTCTCTTGAAAATAACGTTGGCGCTCAGTGTCCTAAGGGCCAAGTGGCGGAGAGGGTGTGAGCCAATCGCCCAAACGGCATTCAGTCAAGCATCTGATAAATAACGATATTACTATTTTCCGGCAGCAGTTTGTGCAGCAAAATGTGCTGCGAATCCATGTGCCCTTTCGGGCTCTTTCCCCTATGCTTCCACCAGAAAAGGAAAGCCCCCGCCGCTGGGAACGGCGAGGGCCGGAAGCCTGCACCCTAACCCCCTACAGGTATCGAAATGCAACGTAATACTATATCAACTAGCGACAATCTGCAAGTCGCGCTGACCCATGCCGCCGCCGGTCTTCCGGTCTTCCCTGTCAATCAGGACAAGCGCCCGCTGGTGAAGTGGAAGGCCGCCGCGACAACCGATCTGGGCCAGATTCGGCGCTGGTTTGCCAAGTGGCCGGATGCCATGCCAGCCATTCCGACGGGGGAAGCCTCTGGCCTTGCCGTCTTGGACCTTGACCGCAAAGACGGCAAAGACGGCTTCGCCACCATGGCGGCCCTTGGCTTCGATCCTGAAGGCTTGTCGCCTGTCATGGTAGCAACGCCGAAGGGCGGCGGGCATCTGATCTTCCGCCATGTCCCCGGCCTTCGGTCTTCGGCGGGTCAGATTGGCCCCGGGGTGGACGTGCGGGCGGAAGGGGGCTTTGTGGTGGCCGCCGGAGCCGTCAACGGCAAGGGCGTGTATCGCCTTCTGTCGGGGTCTTTGGCCGATGATCTGCCCCCGTGGCCTGAAGCCCTCATGCCGCCAGCTAGGCCGCCTCTGGACGCGGGGCAGGGTGAACCCACGGGCCTGCCCTTCCATGTGCTCAATGCGGCCCTCATGGCCCTTCCCAATGACGGCGACGCCTTCGCCAGCCGGGACGAATGGCTTCGCATCGGCATGGCCCTTCACGCCGAGTCCGGCGGTTCGGAAGAGGGGCAAGAGGCTTGGCACGATTGGTCGCGCCAGTGGCCGGGCTATGACGACACGGCGACGGACTTGGCTTGGGAGTCCTTCCATGCGGGCCGGGGCGTCACCGGCTGGACGATCATCCATGAGGCTGAAACCCGGGGTTGGTCGGACCCGGCCTTGACCGAGTTGCGCCGGATCGAAGCCTTGGAAGAGGCCCGCGCAGACTTTGATGACCTCATGACGGCAGAGGAAGAGGCCACCATTGAAGCTCTGATCTGGGGGCCGCCGCAAGGCCCCACGGAGTCTCTCTTCAGCCCCGCTTCCGCCTTTGCCGGGCAGCCCGTGAAGCCCCGTCGCTGGCTTGTCCCTGACCTGATACCTGCGGGTGACATCACCATGCTGGGCGGCGACGGGGGGACGGGCAAGAGCCTCTTGGCGCTGCAACTGGCCGTGGCCGTGGCGACGGAAGGCGAGTGGATAGACCAGACCATCGGCACGCCGGGCAAAGTCATGTTCCTGTCCGCCGAAGATGACATGGACGAACTGCACCGCCGCCTTGCTTCCATCTGCCATGCGGGCGGCCTTGGGCTTGGGCTTTTGGACAACCTCTTGCTTCTGTCCCGGGCGGGCGGCGAGTCCCTCTTGGCCGTCCCTGACAAAAAGACGGGCAGCATGGTGGCCAGTGCGCTCTATGGGCGAATTGACAAAGCGATGGCTGCCCATGGCCCGGCGCTCTTGGTCTTGGATACGCTGGCCGACCTGCACTCTGGAAACGAGAATGACAGGGCACACGTCCGCCCCTTCGTCCAGATGCTGAGGGGGCTGGCAATCCGGCACGGGGCCGCCGTCCTGCTCTTGGCGCACCCTTCGTTGACCGGGATTGCGAACGGCTCTGGCCTGTCCGGCAACACGGCTTGGAACAACTCTGTCAGGTCGCGCCTCTACCTGAAGCGGGACAAGGACGAAGGGGGCTTTGAAGCGAACCCTGACACGCGAGTCCTTGAAAGCATGAAAGCCAACTATGCCGGGACGGGCAGCACCATCCGCCTTCGCTGGCGCAAGGGGGTCTTCACCACGGACCTGAGCGACTTCCCCGACGAGGCCGAAAACTCGACTGGGGCACGGGCCGAACGGGTCTTCCTGTCCCTTCTGGACGCTTTCAAAGAGCAAGGCCGGTATGTGTCCGCCAACTCTGGGCAGACCTTCGCGCCCGCCCTCTTTGCCAAGCACCCGGATTGCGAGGGCTGCACCAAGCGGGCTTTCGGGGCCGCGATGGAGTCTTTGTTCACCAAAGGGCAGATCAGGACGGCCCAACACGGCTCTGGGGCCAAGGCGCGAAGCCACATTGAGAGGGTAAGCCATGGCAGACAGTAACGCCGGGCAGGAACGGTTTCCCGGGCAGCGAGGGTGTAACGCGGGTGCAACGCCAAAATGGGGGGTGCAACGCCCGTTCAACGCCACTTTTTTGAGGGTGCAACGCCCGGGCAACGAGGGTGCAACGGGGTGCAACGCAGGGTGCAACACACCCCCTTATACCCCCATGCGTTGCACCCGCCCTCTGGGGGCGTCGGGTGCAGCCGCATTGCCAGTGGGAAGACTACCAGCCGTTCCCGCCCGGGTCCTTCCGGGGGGTGGCCCGTCGGGGGGACGCTGAGCCCCGATCTTTCACGCCCCCAACTGGAATCGGAAATCGGGAATCCGCTTTCGGGAAGCTCTGGGAACTTTCCCGCCTGACGTTACCGCCTGAAGGATGAAGCCTATGGAAGACCTGAGCCCCGACGAATTGGCAGAAATTGAAGCCTTGATCCACGGCCCGGCCTCGACGGCCTCTGGCGACGTGGTGACGGCGGCTGGGCTTGCCGAATGGCTGGGCCTCAATCCACCCCGGATTAGCGCCTTGGCGAGAGAGGGCCGCATCCCCCGCCGGGCCGATGGCCGCTACGATCTGAAGGCCGCCGTTCGGGGATATGTTGAGAGTCTGCGGCTGAAGAGTGGGTCATCGGCCTTGGCCGCCAATCCCGAACTTAACCGAGAGAAGGTCAGGCTGGCTGCCGCCAATGCCCGCAAGGTGGAGCTTCAGAACCTGAAGACCCAAGGGGAACTTCTGGGGGCTGCCGATGTGGAGAGGACTTGGGCGGGCATCCTGCGGGACGTTCGCGCAGGGGTCTTGGCAGCGCCGTCCCGCATCGGGTCACGCCTGCCGCATCTGTCGCCCCATGACGTGACCGAGATTGCCCGCGAGCTTGCCGCCGTCCTTTCAGAACTGGCCGAAGGGGAACCCCATGCAGCCGATTGAGCTTGTCCGCCGCAATGCCATGGCCGCCCTGAAGCCGCCGCCGGTCCTGCCGCTGGCAGATTGGATCGAAGCCACCGTGCGCTTCCCGGCCACCGTGTCCGCCACGCCCGGCCCCGTTCGCCTCTGGGCCTATCAGCGGGGAATTTGCGATGCCATTGATGATCCGGCCATTGACCGCGTGACCGTGATCAAGAGCGCCCGCATCGGCTACACGTCCCTCTTGACCGGGGTCATAGCCTCTTTCGTGGCAAACCAGCCGTGCCCGGTCTTGGCCGTGCTGCCCACGCAAGACGACTGCCGCGACTATTCGGTGGGCGACATCGAAGGCACCTTTGACGCCAGCCCGGCCCTGCGCGGCCTTCTGGACGCCGATGCCGACGAGTCGGGCCGGTCCACGCTTCTGTCGCGGCGCTTTCCCGGGGGCAGCCTGAAGCTGGTGGCCGCCAAGAGCCCGCGCAACCTTCGTCGCCATAACGTCCGAGTCCTGCTACTCGACGAAATCGACGGCTTCGAAATCGGCCAAGAGGGCGACCCGATCAAGCTGGCCGAAATGCGGACGCTGGCCTTCCGGGATAGGAAGATCATCGCAGGCAGCACCCCGGTTTTCGACCACGGCCCCGTGTCGCGCCTCTATGCCGAGTCGGATCAGCGGGTTTTCGAAGTGCCGTGCCCGTCCTGCGGCGACTTCGCGGAAGTGAAATGGGCGCAGATCGAATGGCCCGACGGCAAGCCCGAGGAAGCCGCTTGGCGCTGCCCCTCTTGCGCCGGGCTGGTGACAGAGCGGCACAAGGCAGAGATGGTCCAGAAGGGCCGCTGGCGGGCCCTAGCGGCCCATGTGCAGGGTCACGCAGGCTTTCGGGTCAATGCGCTTGTGAGCCCCCATGCAAACGCCGCTTGGGGCAAGCTGGCCGCCGAATTCATCCGGGCCAAAGACAACCCGGCCACGCTTCAGGCGTTCGTCAACCTTGTGCTGGGCGAGCCGTGGCGCGACGCGCAAGACAATCTGGACGAGCACGAGCTTGCCGCCCGGCGCGAACCCTTCGGCCTGCCCGACCGGCTGCCCCCTGAAGTGCTGATTGTGACGGCTGGTGTTGATTGCCAAGACGACCGACTCGAGCTGGTCTTCCTTGGCCATGGCAAGGGCGACTCCGTCTTCGTGCTTGGCCATTCGGTCATCTGGGGGGCGATAGACGCCGATACCACTTGGCTAGAGCTAGACGACGCCCTGAAGACCATCTGGCCGCACCCGGGCGGCGGCTTCCTGCGCTGCGACGCCGCCGTGATCGACTCCGGCGACGGGGGCCACGCCGATCTTGTGCATAGCTTCACGCGGCCCCGCTTTGGCCGCCGGATCGTGTCGGGCAAAGGGGCACCCGGCTTCGCCCGGCCCTTTATCCAGCGGTCTGGCATGAAGGGGAAACCGCTCTTCATTGTCGGGGTGGATGCGATCAAGGCCCAACTCTTCAACCGGCTGGCGCGGGGCAGCGGGGTCCGCTTCGCGGCGGACCTGTCCGCCACCTTCTTTGAGCAACTGACCTCTGAGCGCCGAGTCGTGCGCTATTTCAAAGGCCAGCCTATCCGCCGCTTTGAGCGGATTTCAGGCAAACGGGCCGAGTGCCTGGACTCGGTTGTCTATGCCTTGGCGGCCCGCCAGCTTGTCGGGGCGGACCTCGACCGGCGCGAAGCCGAAGTGCAGGCCGTGACCATGGCCAAGCCCGCCCCGGTTGTGGTTAGATCGAAGTGGCTGAATCGGTAGGGGGCAAGGATGGCCGACCGTCCTAAGATCGAAATTGACGATTGGATTCGCGTTGATGGCCGCGACTGCGTGGTGGCAAAGGTGCGAGAAGCAGGCAACTCGCATGGGGACTGCGAAGTGGTTTTGACACCCTCAAAACCGGCGAACCGAGATGTGCGCTGGACCGGACAAGATTGGGAATTTGTCGCCACTGCCGACTATGGTGGATATGCAGAGAAGAACGAACGTCTGAAGAGCGCGGTTGCCACCTTGAAGCGTGGACGATAGCCAAGCCCGCCCCGGTTGTGGTTAGATCGAAGTGGCTGAATCAGTAGGGGCAGGGCATGACGACCGCAGACTGGGCATTAGTCATCAGCATCTGTTCGGCTGTGGTTTCCCTTGCCGGATTTGTCTGGAATGTCTGGGCAAAATTCATTTACCCAAAGCCGAAGGTCCAAGTGAGCTTCGCCAAGATGTTTCTGATTGGCGAAGGCTGGGAAGATGGGCCGGAAACCGTCTGCATTACTGTGGGCAATCATGGCCCATCTGAAGTGACGATTAGATGCGCGACGGCAAGAAAACGCCGGAGATGGCTCTTTCGAAAGCCGAAAGAAATCGGGATGCTCAATCCTTACAAGAACTATCCCTATGATCTGGATTCTGACGGGCCCTATAGTGGCGGGCTTCCCAAAAAGCTGGCAGTTGGCGAAGAGTTTTCGCTCTATTTTCCTGTTGTCCGCGATTGGTTTGCGAAGGAAGAACTAGTCGATTTTGGGGTAAACGACACTTTCAATCGCTTGCATTGGGCACCGCGCCGAGACGTGCGAAAGACGCGGGCAAGTGTCATGTCCGACGCTTAGCCGCCGGTCGCGGACTCCCAGTTGCGGATCATAGAGTCCGACGCCTTCCCCTGACTGACCCATGCCAGCATATCCTTGGGGGCCGGGATGCCTTTGTTCCGCAGCATGATCTGCACGGCAAGGTGAGACAGGGCCAGCGGGAAGCGCCGGGCCACACCTTCAGCGAATAGCTGTTCTGCCTCTTGGCGGGCGGCTTCGACATCGCTCAAGACATTCAACATAGCAAGACTCCTGTAGGGGATTGAACGGGGCGGCGGGCCATCACCCCCGCCGCCCCTTGGCTTGGACCTGTCACCCCCCCGGTGAAGCAGGCCCCCGGTGAGGAGCCACCGGGCGGACGAGGACGACCGCAGGGCCGGGCATACCAACACTATTGACTCTAGGCAAGGCCTAAAGCATGGTGCGGACAACCTTGATAGGAGCCCCGCCCATGACCGACGAATCAATCCCCCCGCTGTTCACCCACGACGAGCCGGGAGTCGGCTTCACTGTCGGCACAGCCGCCCGGCGTATCGCCGAGCCGGGCGAAGAGGAATTTCCCGTGGCAACACAGCTTCGCGGCTTCGTCCAGCGTCAGCTTGTCCACGTTCGGGGCGTGAAGGGCTCTGGCCGCACGGCGCACAACCTCTTTGCGTGGTCTGACCTTGCAGCCGCCGCCGTGCTGCGGACGCTCACGCATTTGGGCATCGCGGACAACGAGGTTTTGCAGGCCTCTTCTCTCGCCTGCTACGCTTGGAACCTTGAAGACCAGACGCCGGTTCCGGGCGCTGGGCACCCGATCAGGGCGGCCCTGCATGGGCATGCCAAAGGCGAGTGGTGGCAGTTTCGCCTTGACGTGCTGGTGAACGCGCAAACCGGCAAGCGCACGATCAAGGCCCGGGTCTGCAACGCCGAGGACTCTTCCGTCTTCCCGATGCCCGAGAGCCCGGAAGACGTGCCTATGGCAAGCGTGCTTCTGCCCGTGTCGCGCTTTGCAGACCGAATCCTTCAGGGCTTCACGGTAGGCTGATCATGGCCTTCCCTTTCGCCCGACTCTTCCGCCGCACCGAGGCCGCACCGCTGGCCACCCGCCGCTTTGATGGCGCGGCGGGTGGCCGTCGGGCGTTTGGTCTTGGCACCATGGGGCGGCTGGGCACCGAGACGGCCTTGGCAGGCCCGACGCTTCGCGCCCGGGCAAGCTACCTTGCCGCGAACAACCCGTTCATAGCGAACGCCGTGGGCAACATCGTCGGGGCCATGGTGGGGGCTGGCATCGTTCCGACGCCCCAGCACCCGGACCCGGAAACGCGCAAGGTCCTGTCCGCCGTCTGGGGCGAGTGGATTGACGGGGCTGATGCCGAGGGTCGGACGGATGGCTACGGTCTTCAGGCCGCCGGGGGCCAAGACCTTGTGGTGAAGGGTGAAGCCTTCTTTCGGGTCATCGACACCGACGGGCTGCGCCTGCACTTGCTTCCGCCGGAACTGGTGGACGAGTCGCTGACACGCGATCTGGGCGGCGGGCGGTTCATCGTGTCGGGCGTGGAATTCAACGCCGATGGCACCCGGGCCGCCTATCACGTCCTGCCAGCGCGCCCCACTGACGTATTCGCCACCACGGGGACTCCGGTTCGCATCCCCGCCGAAGAGATGATCCACGTCTTCAAGCCGCTTGGCCCGGGACAGGTAAGGGGCGTTTCGTGGCTGGCCCCCGTCATCCTGTCCGCCGCCGAACTGGACAAGCTCGCCGATGCCCTGACCATGGGCGCGCAAGTGGCCGCCATGTTCGCGGGCTTCCTGACCAATACCAACGAAGTCGGGGGCGAAGACCCGTTCGGCGGCGACACGCAACCGAGTCTTGAGCCCGGCACGCTGCAACGCCTGTCTGGCGGCTGGGACATCAAGTTTGCGACCCCGGCCCAAGTGTCGCAAGTCGCCCCTATCCTGCGCCACAACCTGCGCCAGCTTGCCGCCGGGCTTGGCCTGCCGTCGCATCTTGTGGACGGCGATCTGAGCGACGCCAACTATTCCAGCTTGCGGGCTGGCCTGCTGCCCTTCCGTCAGCGGATGGAACAGGTCCAGTATCACGTCCTTGTCCCCCAGATGCTCAACCCGATCTGGCGGCGCGTGGTGGGCCATGCTGTCACGTCGGGTCAGATCGAAGCCCCCGACTATGAGTCCAATCCCCGGGCCTATCGGGCCGAATGGCTGCCCCCCGCCTTCATGCAGGTTGATCCGGCAAAGCAGGTCCAAGCCGACGTGGAAGAACTGGCCGCCGGGCTCACGTCGCGGCGCAAGCTGGTCGCGGCCCGGGGCTGGGCGCTGGACGATCTGGACGCCGAACTGGCCGCCGAAGGTTGGCAGAAGCCCGCCAAGACCGAAGGGGGCAAGCCCGATGCCTCTGAGCCCTGAAGAACGCCGCCACCGGGCCGCTGAATATGCCCGCCGGAAACGCCGCGAGGCAGCGGGCCACATTGAACCCCAAGGCCCACGCCTGACCGCCAACCCGTCCCGCGCATCGCACGTCCGCGACTACCAAACAGGCCGCACGTTCGGCCCCCAGACCGAGGTTTTCAGGAAATGCCTGAGACTGTTCACGCCCCGCTCTTGATCCGGCAGGCCAACTTCCGGGCCAACTCCTATGACCCGGAAACCCGGACATTTACCGCTGTCGTCGCCACGGAAACCCCGGTGGCGCGCCAAGACGTGCAAGGGCTGATCCTAGAAGTCCTTCCGGCCGATGCCTTCGATCTGGCGGCACAAAGCCTGCCCCTCCTGGACTCGCACAACACGGCCACCGTGCGGGCAACCCTTGGGCGTTCCCTGTCCATTCGGCGCGACGGAAATCAGATCGTCGCGCAGCTTCAGCTTTCTGCCGCCGATGACGTTGCCCCGATTGGGCAGCGCATTGCCGACGGCACCCTGTCCGGCGTGTCCATCGGATACCGGGTCGCAGGGTGGATTACCCGCCGCGAAGGTGGCCAGCGCATCCA